CAGTTCTTACAGGTTACGGCTTCTTGGTCGTTACTACTGTTGAAGATGAATTGACTGGCGAACCTAAGGTTATCATTGAATCTGCAACTCACATCGATGCAATCGCTATTGACCCTAACTGCAATACTGTAGATTGTTCTGATGCTGAAGAAGGTGCAGTCATTAACTACATGTCGTTAAAGAAGGCTAAGCGTCTTTACGGTGAAGACGTTGTGCCTTTCTCATATCCTAACGTTGGTTGTGCAATCGACTTTAACTCTTTCAAGCAATGGTCTATTCCTGAAGATTCTGTCGCTATCATATCTTATTTCGTAAAGAACGATAACGGGTTCGTTAATCTTTATAAGATTTGTGGTGATAAGGTTATTCAAGATTTAGAATTACCTATTAAGTATATTCCTATTCTTAGAATTGCTGGTAATGAAATTTATGAAAGTGACCAGATTAACTATAACGGTATTATTCAGCAGTCTCTTGCACTTGAACTCGGTGCAAATATTGCTTATTCTACTCTCATTGAACGTGTAGGTCGTTCTGCAAAGGCTAACTACATGGTCAACGTTGATGCTATTGACGGTCTAGAACGCAATATGGCTGCAGTCAACCAGGATGATACTGTAGCGGTCTTGTGGAAAGGCGAACATCAACCAGTTCCTCTAGTTGAATCTTTCCAGACTGGTGACCTTCAGGCTACTATTTCTACTTGCCGTACATTGATGGAAGATACACTTGGTATTCCTCTTACTGGTATTGTTGACCAGAAAGAACGTACTGCAACAGAAATCTTACGTCAAGAAATCTCTAAGGAATCTAATACAGCCAACTATTACAATAACGCATTCAAGGCTATTAGAACTATGGGTCGTATCATTGTAGAACTTATCAATGGTGGTGAAGATTTAAGATTTACTCTTGAGAACGGTCCTTCTATCATTACTCGTCAGATGAAGCAACGTCAAGAACTTAACGCTCTTGGAACTATCATGCCAGACAATATGAAGCCTATTATAGCCAAGTATTTCGCTGATACGTTGAAGAATGATATGGGTAAGGAACTTTCTGACAATATCGTAGCTAACTTGCCGCTTGACCTTAAGTTCATTTCTGATATGCAAGATCCTGCCGCTGTTCATCAGCTTAACCAGATGCAGGCTGCAATGGAAGATACAATGAATGAACTCGAGAAGATGAAGACAGAGAATGAACAGTTACGTCAACAGTTGAACACTACACAAGTCAATATGTTGGATAACCGTGAAGCACGTGAACTTGATTTCCAGAAGTTCAATATTCAAGAACAGAACAAGATGATGATTGAGACTGCTAAGCTTGAACAGAACGGTGTCAAGATTGATAATGATGCATTCATCAAGCAACAGGAAGTTAACATCAAGGCAGCTGAATCTGAAATGAACCGTCAGGAAGAAGCTAACGATGCTTACATTCAAGGTATTTCTGATGTAGTCACAGGAGGTGTATAATGTTATTTAACGTTCTCACTGGTAAAGGCTTAACACATAACTCTATGAAGTCTGGTGACCGTAAGGCAACAGAACGTCAGACTAAGGAAGAACATGACAAGTTACTTGACATAAGAACATTGCCTTCTTATGAACAGGTACTTGCTATGCCGCCTGGCCCGCAGAAGTCTATCGCTATTGCTGCATTAAATGCTGAAGCAGATATACGTGAAAGAGAATTTGCGAAGTATTGGAATGACCAGTTACCTAGACGTAACATTGCACAGTCTTCTAGTTGGGTTGGTGATGTCGATTATGACCCTTATTCTCAAGTTATGACTGTCAATCTCGGTGGTAAGACTTATTCATATCCTAATGTAACGCCTGACGGAGTAGCTAAGTTCCTTAATAGCGATTCTTTAGGAAAGTTCTTGAATAATGTCAAGCCTTATGTAGGTCAAGGATTCTGACTTTACTAATTATTATAACAAATATTCCAGTATGGCAGAGAGGCGATTGCGAGTGACTGTAGATCACTTCTCTTAATGAGTTAACATCGGTGGTTCGATTCCATCTGCTGGAATTATTAACGGGAGTGCATGGATTGGTTCTATTAACCGCTCTAAAGCACAGTTGATTCCTATTTACGTCATAACGTAATGTGGGTTCGAATCCCACCGCTCCCATTATAAGGGACCACATGTTCCAAGGCTGGCGACCGTCCTTTGCAAGGATAGTGGAAGAGTTCGATTCTCTTTGGCTCCATTTACTAATTATTTAATTGTAATTTGATAACGGTGGTCAAGTTACTTATAAGCACACCGGTATGAGGAATGTCAACCTTTATGTCAATGACAACAGAACAAGCTCTCGCTTATATGCATGGAGAGCAACCAACAGTAGCTGATTCCAAGACCCCATCAGTCGAAGAATCTAAATCAGAAGAGATTAACGTCGATTCTCCTAATGAAGTTGCTACAAAGCCTGAACCTCAGGTTAACAATGACGGCGAACATACAGCAGAAGAAGTTAAAGGAAGTGATGAGCCTAAGGCCGAAGATGTTGATGTTAAGAAAGATAATAAAGAAGTTCATGACCATAAGGCTCAAAGAGATTATGCCTTTATCAAGCAGAAGAATAAATTAAAGGCTCTTCAAGAACGTTATGACCGCGACACTTCCGCTAAAGACAAGCGTATTAAGGAATTAGAAGAAGAACTCAATAAGAGGAAATTGTTAACTTCTGATAACTTTACCAAAGAAGACGGTTCTAAAGACATCGATGCTTATTGGAACTGGAAATCTCAAGAACTCGACTTAATTAATGAAGCAAAGAATCTGAAGTCAGAACGAAGCAGAGACCAAGCCGAATATGAAATCGAACTCGATAGAATTAACACAGAACGTTGCTTCCAGGGTAAAGAACTCGAAGATTACAATAACCTAATTATGAGTAAAGGACAAGGGTTCGCAGAAGCAATACACGAGAAAGATAAGAATAACGTAGTATTCGGGTATCTCGATACAGTTCAGGATTATCCAATCGTTATCAGAGAACTTATGACTAATCCTACCAAATGGTTGCCTACAATCTTCAGAAGCACCGATGAATATTCGCTTAAGCGTAATACAGCAAAGGTTGCCGATATGATTCTGGATAACTATTACGATTCCAAGGATAAGCACGTCGATACAACAGTTAACAATAAAGTTACACCTGCTATTCCTGTCATTGGAAAGCAAATTTCAAGCGCTGGAGCAACTGGACCAGACAATAGTGGTTCGTTACTTAACAGCATAAGTTCGATTAACAATTATTTGCGAAAGAACAAGAGACATTAATTTAATTAAGGAGAATACAAATTATGGCAAATGATATCAAGACAAATCGTAGGGCAGAACTCGTTCTTATCCGTTCTGCTGAAGCAGCACCTTATCTTACTGTTGGTTCCAAGAACTACTGTAAGGATCAGCTCGTTGGTAAGCGTAATGGTCAGAGTTACGAATTCGTTATTCGTGATGCTGGCGAATACGTTGAAGGTATGGACATTTCGAATGTCGGTTCCGAAGACGTTATTGAACGTAAGGTTACCAAGAACATCAAGATTGGTAACGTAAAGGTTAACACCAATTTGCTTGAGAAGGTCACTGACTTAAATTGGGATAAGGAAATTGCAGAACCTTATGGTGAGAAGGTTGCTAAGGGCCTCGTTCAGTCTGTTCTTGCAGATGACATTGGTCTCCAGAATACTGCATTCGTTGGTACTGGTTGGCTTCCGCTCTTTAAGGCTTCTAACTATCTCGAATCTATTTCTAGCGAATCTCAGTATGCATTCGTTGATCCGATGGTTGAATCTATCATGCAGTCTAGCGGTCGTGGATTTACTCCGGCTGGCGACGTTGAACCTCGCTTCCAGAAAGGTCTCAAGGGTATGGTTGGTCAGGCTGAAGTTCGTGCTCAGCAAGGTATGCCGACTCTCGAAATTTCTGATGAACTTGCTGCTGAACTTGCTTCTGCAACGGTTACTTCCTATGCAACTGGTACAGATTACGATACATTGACCCTTAACGGTGTTACTGAATCTATTCCGGCTGGTACTCCGCTCTTCATCGCTGGTGTCTACGCAACTGATATGGTTGGTGTTAAGACTTCCGCTCTCAAGGCATTCATTGCTATTGAAGATGCAACTGCTGGTTCTGTAAAGGTTCGTAAGACTGATTTCGTCGGTAACGGAACTCGTGAAGCTAGTGACATTGACGGTGACAACATCGTTCTTTCTGACCTCGCTTCCAAGAAGCTCGCTAATCCGATCAAGGCAGGTATCTACTTCACTGGTATCTTCCGTGTTAACGGTGCAATGGAATTCGACGCACTTCCAGAACTTGACTGGTCTAATGCTGAATCCCGTGTAACCTCTCCGGATGGTATCACTCTCCATGAAGGTCGTGCAGTTGACGTCTTCGCTGGTACTAACAAGACTCGTTGGGCTATCGCTGCTGTCGCTGGTATTGTTGAACCTCGTGGATGTGCATACGTCTGCATCAAGGACAACACTGCAAATCTTATTGCACAGTAATAGATAAATAACAATA